AGAGCTTGCGCAGGCGGTACATGACAAATACATAACGGCGGCGTGGGTATTGCATCGTAAAACTTGCAGGCTAGACGCTAGAGATTTTCTTGAGGCGGTAGGATATAAAAAGTCTTTCGAGTATGTAAATAAAAAAAGATTTAAAGTTTTTAGTTAAAAAAGTTGTTTATAAGTTATAAGTTTATATATATTTACAAAAACAAAATAACTACTATGATACTATCAAATGACATAACTAAATAAATTTAAACTAAAACAAAATGAAAAACTTACTACAAACATTGAGACCAGATTTAAAGGATAAGCTATCTTTATTAAACGAGGAGTATCCATTTACAGCGCATCGAATTATTAAAGACCTAGAGGCAACCGATAACGTTTACGACGTTACGTTTTTAACTATGGCGACTATGCAGAAATTCCTATCTGTAAACCTAGACGATTTTTACTTTATCTTTGAGCCAGATGCTTAGTGAGGTTAAAATACAGACACAGATTTTCCAGTGGCATTGGAACAACTACCCCACAGAGCGAGGTTTACTTTGCTATAACCTAAACAACTCGGCTAATAAAATAGACGGCAATAGAAACAAAGCGCTCGGATTAATCAAAGGGCGCTCCGATATGGTTTACTATTACAATGGCTCTGCTATTATGATTGAGCTAAAAAACGCTAAAGGAAAGCAAAGCAAAGAACAAATAGAATGGCAAAAACTACTAGAGTCTCAAGGATTTACATACGTAGTTATCCGTAGCCTAGAGGAGTTTAGAGAATTAAAAGAAAACGAAGAAAAAAAAACCTAAAACAACTATGTTAAAAACAATTAGAGACGCAGTACAAAGAGTAACAAGGCTAAGTATAAACAAGGATACACGAGCGAGGGAGTATGTTATGGCTAGGTGCCTATATTATCACTTTGCTAAAGAGTTAACTAAAAAGTCACTTACTGAGATAGGAGCGTCAACGAAACACAATCACGCTACAGTAATACACTCGCTTAAAAAATTTAATGTACATTACAAATTTGACGAGGATTTTAAAAAGCATTATAATATTTTAGTTAGTATATTACAGCCTACTCCCTCCGCCGAAGATATTATTGCAGAGGTCGGCTCTATAGACGAGGTAATAAAACAGAGGCAGGAATTAATAGAGGCAAATATAAAACTAGCATTAAAGATTAAAAAGCTAAAAGAAAACCTCCCAGACTTTGATAAGTATTTCGAGGGCATACCAGAGGAGAGAATACAATTTTTTATTAATAACCAAATGAGCGCCTTTATAAAAATGGAACGCGCTACACTAAAAAAGCAAAAAGAATATGAGCAAGCAAATGCCAAAATTAGAGAAACAAAGCAAGCCGTTAAACAAGCAAGTTTTGAGGAAACGGGTATCCGAGTTAGAGACAAGGCTATCAAATTTACACTCCCTAGTTAAAGATATAGCACACAACCAAGAGGCAATAGTAACCGCATTATCGTCAAACGAGATTAAAGACGTAGACGAGGCAGAAACCACAGACAAATGAATTACGACCTAATAGATAACATCGAAGTAGACGGAATAGATACAAACGACTATCCAGACTTTACAGACGCTTTTATAGTCTCGGCAGACTACGACGGCGAGGCAATGACAGACGCCCAAATAGATAAGCTAAACGAGGACTACAGCTTTGTGCATGACTGCGTATATACACATCTTTTTTAAATGACGATACCCGTAATATTTGACAACCCTCACGATTTTTTTGAGGAGGCTACAAAACAAGAGTATACAGATGCTCACGATTTATTCTACCGCAGTATGGTAGAGTATTTACTAGACGAGTCGATACAATATGTATGTACGTTTATTTATAACGATTACGAGAAGTATTTATTCGAGCCACAATCTGAGGAGGACGAGATAATACTCTCCAGAGATGCGTTGCTATACTTTGAATATATCGAGGAATACGAGACTTGTCAATTAATTTTTGAGGTTTTAAACTCTGAGGACTAGGTAGTTATAAAAAATGTTGTTTTTTGTTTGGTGGTAACAAATAATTGTTTGTATATTTACAAAAACAAAATTAATTAACTAAACTATTACATTATGAAAGCAGTTACAAGACAACAATTTAGAGACTTAGAGGGAACAGAAATACAAAAATACTCTTGGTACATTAAGGGAGCTAATTTACAACAAGAGGTCGCTCTGTATGAAAGAATAACAAGAGATTTAAAAAAGATATACCAAGTAGTAAAATAACTAACTAAAGGGGAGCTAACAACTCCCCACAACAACAAAACTATGGATTTAAAAACAGCACTAAACAGACTATTCGACAAAGACCTAGATTTAACACACGGGCAAGTATATAAGTTAATCAATATTATAGGAGAGCATTCAAGGCAAGAATGGAAAGCAGGATTTAACGCCGCAAAAAAATTAAAGTAATGAACTGGACTTTACAAATAGCTTTCCATTATCCGCACGACAGATTCCTATTAGGTTGGGAATATATGGCTCAAACCAAAGAGTTTGATTACACGACAATAAAGCTGTATTTATTTATAGCAACATTAACCCTAGATATTTAAACCATGAGAAAATATATACATAGACTACTCGTAAAAAATTCAATAGTACCTTATAAAACAATCACATTACAAACGGGCGTAATTGTAGACCACTACAGAGACGGACTCGTAGATGTAACCTCTTAATTTTTAGTTTTGTTTAATTTTGTTTTAGTTTGCCCTGCCTTAATTGGTGGGGTTTTTTTATATAAGAAACAATATATATTATAATTCGTTTATATAATAGTACTAATACTAATAGTTAGTACCTATTAGATATGAATAAATTATCCAAAGGTAACGGCGGTTGGTCTACAAAAGCCAAAGGTATAGACCGCCGTAAAAACCCATTCAAGCAATTAATAACAGAGGCAACCTCACAAGAGAACTTTATAGCCGTCTTTCAAACTTTAGAGGCAAGCGCGATGTCTGGAGACGTTCAGAGCGCAAAGCTCTACCTAGAGTATACAGTCGGCAAACCAATGCAGAGCGTGGATATAACCTCAGACGGCGGCAGCGTAAACATTCCGACGATTTCTTTTACCTCAGCTATTGACGTAACCCCAGAGAATGAGTAGCGTAAACATAAGCCCAAAATTTTCGCCCTTGTTTAATATACCCGACGGCGTGGATACGTTTATCATAACAGGTGGCAGATTCTCTCAAAAGTCATTTGCGACGTCTCTAAGCGCTTTAAATAGTTGCACGAAGTACGGGCATCGAATACTTTACAGCAGGTATACAAACGCCTCTCTAAAGGATTCTATATTTGCTGAGGTAGAGGAGAAAATAGAGCTTATGAATATGGAGAGCTTTTTTGAGTCGCAGCAAAATAGGATTGTCTCAAAATTCAATAAGAGTAAGATAGTATTTAAAGGATTAAAGGCAGGCTCTGGAGTCCAGACAGCAAACCTCAAGGGATTAAAAGATTTCTCGATGCTTATACTAGACGAGGCGGAGGAGATGCAAGACGAGGCAATCTACGATAAGATAGTGCTATCAATTAGAGGTAACGATGCAAGCAATCCAAATAGGAATATAAAGGTCTTAATCTTAAACCCTACAAGCAAGGAGCATTTTATCTATATGAAGTACTACGAGAGTAGAGGAGTGCAAGAGGGATTTAACGGAGTCAAAGATAACGTCTGTTATATACATACCTCTTACCTCGATTGCCTAGAGTTTGTACCCGACGAGATACTAGACTATTTCGAGGATATGAAAGTCAGCAATCCGATAAAATACAAGCACGTCGTTTTAGGCTCTTGGCTCTCAAAAGCTGAGGGAGTCGTCTATACGAATTGGCGCTTTGGCGAATTTAATCCCGACGGGTTACAGGTTATCTTTGGACAGGATTATGGGCACACCGACCCGACAACCTTAGTAAAAATTGCCATAGATAAAAAAAAGAAAATAATCTACGCAAAGGAGGAGCTTTACAAATCGAAGTTAACCATCTCCGAAATATACGCAATCAATAGACAGAGGGCAGGGCGCAACCTCATCATAGGAGATAGCGCAAGCGCAGGAACTATAGCAGAGCTGCAAAAGCTAGGTCTCAATATTAGAGGCGCTAAGAAAGGCGCAGGTAGTATAGCAACGGGTATAGCACTCATTCAAGACTATGAGCTTGTCGTCGATGCAGACTCTACGAATATGGCAAAGGAACTAAACAACTATATCTATACGGATAAGGGAGCGCAGTTAGCTTGTGATATGTACAACCATAGTTTGGACGCGCTGAGGTACGGCGTATTACACCTATTAGCTAATCGTGGCAAAATAGAAATAAGGTAAAGAAACAATACTAAGCAAAAATCGTTTTTATTATATGACAGAGACTATCAAAATTAGTGTACCCGAAAATATCGCAGATATTACTCTAGACCAATACGTCAAGTTTGAGGCGCTCAGAGCGCGAGAGGATAAGATGACGGAGCAGGGAATGATTGAGAGAGTTATATCTTTGTTTACAGGAATGAAAAAACAAGACGTCAAAAAATTAGTCTATACAGACTACGAGGGTTTGATGGCTCAGATTATATCAGCGTGTGAGCAAGACGTAGAATTTCAAGAGCGGTTTATGCTTAATGGAGTAGAGTACGGCTTTATCCCAAACCTAGACGAGATAACGACGGCGGAGTATGTAGACCTCAGCACTATAGGAATGGACTTTAAAGAGATGCATAAGATTATAGCTATCTTATTTCGTAGGGTTACGAATGAGGACGCTTTCGGCAACTATGAGATACTGCCCTACAAATACGATAAAGCTCTATGTGAGGAGATGCGAAGTTGCCCAATGAATATAGTTAACGGCGCTCTGGTTTTTTTTTGGAGTTTATCGAGAGAATTAAAGGAGGCTATCCAGAGATATACGATTCAAGCGGAGGAGAAAAGCAAGCGGTAGATTATTTCTCCAAATGGGGTTGGTACGTTACTATTGATATGATGGCAAGCAATGATATACTAAAAATTGACAAAGTGCTAGAGATTCCCGTACATGAGTTTCACACGTTCCTAGCTCATAAGTTAGACAGGCAAAATATGGAGGCAATATTAAGGAAAGGAAGTAACGTAACACAATTATAAAATGAACGCATACAGTAGACTATTAAGATATATAAGGAGTTTAGCAGAGCAAGACGTATTTGTTAAAACAATCACAACGGGCGCAGATATTGATTTGAATAAGGGCGATATATTCCCGTTGTTTAATATTGATATAACAGACGCAAC